CTACCTACTGCATTTCAGGTTTAAATCCAAACCTCATGATATTGCACATAGGACAACTGTGGGTAATTATCTATTTTCATTGGGAAACAACAAAACTAAAAGATTTTGGAATACGGAATAAGATTAACGAGATTTTTAATCTATAAAAAGATTATCTTAACTCGATCTTATTTGACATATACAACAACAAAAGGTAAACTCGTACCTAAAGTGTTTAAAATGAGTCGTTAAGGAAAGTCAGTATCTACAAGCATGTAGATCAATGCAACTCTAAAACAAAAATGAAAGCACAAAAAAGAGAGAAAAACGGATTGGAATTTAACGATGACAACTTAAGACCTTTAACTGCGTCAGTAGTTAAAGATGAAATTAGTAGTCCTGGTTTCGCTTCGGACTCCACTAGAGAAAGCGAACATTTAAATTTATCTGGGATGACCGGCGAGGTCGATGTAGGTGTTGTCCAGTCGAACGGTTGCGTCGCCTTTGGTAGTTTAGATGATTATTCAAAAATTTCACCTCCTGTAACCCAATTGGGCTCAGCAAATGTGTGCGCAGGGGAAGAATACTCGTGGGAATCAATTATGTCACAAATCAATTTAAACAAAACTTTTAGTAGTCCTATTGCTTCGGACTCTCATATAGTAAGCAAAAACAACAACAATATTGTAGAAGAAGATCTTGGTAATGGTGAAAGATTATTATCTTGGTTTTCCCGTATATCTACAAATTTGGATGCATTAAGTAGTATGACTCGTTGTACTGAAATGCCGAAGTTGCGTACTGAACATAACAAACAAGATGTTAAATGGCGTACAATAATTGAAGTAATTCATAATGGTATAAAAAATACTTTTATGGGTTATGATAGAGTAAAATCTAAATCAAAATTATTGGCAATTAGCAAGTTTTATTCAGCCTTTGCAACTCGTGATGAAATGGTACAATTTGAGTGGAAATTTACAATGGCACAACGTTTTAATAATGAAATTTCATATTTAAATTCAGTTCTAAATTCTTTCAGGCAAAATAAGGATGGTATTCAACGTAGATTAAATATAGTAAGTTACACAGAATGGCCTATTGTTTTTATTGGAAATTCACAACTTCCATTGTTTAAAACTCATGTAGAAATGGTAATAGAACATCAGGAAAAATTTGTTTATGAAACATGCTCAACATCTAAAAAATATATACGTATACAGATAGATAATGCAGTAGCTGAAAAATTGTTTTCAATTAATGAGCCTGAATTTACACGTTTTATCAACTCAATACCATTACCTGGAGGAGAGTCGTACTTAATTGAAAATTTAACAACGGATCATGTAGTTATTGGACAAGGATTATTGGGTGGAATTATGGATATTGCTTTACCTGTTGCAAATGCTATGACTGGAGGAGTTGTAGGACCAGTAGCAAATGCTGCAATGGGTATTGTCAGACCAATAATGGGTGGTAGAAAGAAAGAACCGGAAGAGGCGTCTTTAAGGTCACTACTTAAGAGTACATTGTCTGATTTTAATATGGATAAAATGGAATCATATAAAAGGGGTACAGTAATCATACCACAACCTTCAGAAGCAACGGCAACTGGTCGTGGTATAGAAAGTATGGAAACATTTAGGTTGGATCCTTCAGGTGCTATGGCACATGTTGGAAATCCTTTTCCTAAAGTTACACATATTACACAATTTACTAGAGTACCTTGTTTTTATAATGACGGAAAATTTACGCTTACTACATCTAATACAGTTCATGAAAAAGTTTATGGAAAAATAGTACGACCTCGTGATTTTGTAAATTCTAATTTATCTTACTTTGCTCCTTTCTTCAAACTAAATACTGGTTGTTTAGAAATAGATTTAATGGTTTTTAAAACAGTTTTTCATGTTGGTTCAATAGCTCTTACTTTTGTACCATTTGTAAATGATTCAACTTGGGATACAGCAAAGAGTTCATTGGTAACTTTCGTTGATTTAACTGAAACAAATTTAGCTAGATTTAAAATACCATTTTCTTCAGTAACACCATTTAGATTGACAGATGAAACACAAGGACAATTGGGATATTTTGCTATATATGTAATGAATCCATTGGTATCAAATAATTCAGTTAGTAGTACAATAGATTGTGTATTAACTGTATCTGCTGATGTAGATTTTCATTACACAAGTAATAGAGGAGTAGTATTACCAGTTCGTGGACAAGGTGAAGATGATACTTTGCAATCAGATGGTATGGAACAACCTACTGTTGTTGAGGGTAATGTTGAAGATACGGCACAAAATACTATTGTACAATCGGATGTAGAAACTATAGAGCAATTTATGGCAGAAACAACTTTGAAAGAATGGTCTTTGAATGCAATTACGCTGAAAGGTAATAAAGTAGAAATAACAACGAACAGAAATGTACCACTTGATACTTTTACTATAACAACTTCAATGCAAAACACAAATGTTCCTATATACTCTCGAAGTGTGTTGGAAATATTGTTGGAGGATCCGTGTTTTGTAAATACTGCAATGTTTTCCCGAATGGCTCAATTTTTACCAGATTTAAAAGTTACTGTCAAGGGAAATTCAGTAAGAACACAGTGTGGAGCTTATATAGTTGGATTAATGTATCAACCAAATACTTTGGAAGTAACGGATAATGCTTATGCATCAAGAACTACTACTTTTGATATAATGAAAAGGGGTGGTATTATTATTGATATGTCTAAAGCTAATGAAGCAGTATTTGATGCTAAGTGGTTTTCAATTTATTCATGTTTGTCTAATTTGGAACCTAGAATATCCATTCTAGAACACTTGTATTTATATATTGGTATAGTGGCACCTCTAAGAGTTGGTACTGGTAATTATGAAAGTTTTAAAGTACAAATTTTCGTTGATGCAGGAGATACAAATTTCTACGGTACTATTTCAGATTTGGATTGCTCGATACCTCAATTATCTCAATATGGTAATCTACAAGAGGATCCAGAATTTTGGGAAATGAGTGTTGTTGGTCAAGGAGAGAATGTTCCAGTAGATAAGGGTGGAATAGAAATGAATATTGGTGAAGATCAAGAAGATATCAGTGATATAATGAAAAGATATACGATTTATAAAACTGGTACAATCACAACCAATACTAAAATTGATATTTCCACAAACTTTACAGCACCAGGAAGTTTACAAGATGCATTAATGAAATGTTTTAAAAACTATAGAGGTGGAGTTGATATTATGTTGCAAATAGAACCAACAGTATCAAGTGCTATTGTTGAATTGTTAACACCAAAGGCAATTCAAACATTAGATACTTCTTCAGTAAAATTAAGTAATGCTATAACATCTGTACCATCTATTGAATCATATAATCGTGATGAAGTAGAGGATCCGGGTAACTATGTACCATTAACACTTAATTCTGCTAGTACCAGTGATTTTTCACAAGGAGAACAATTGTGGAAAATTGGTAAAGGAGTAGAGGGTGATTATGTTAAACATAGTGCTAGTGGTGAAGGAGTAGCAGATGTAGATTTTACGAAAGTTTTTAATACATATAATGGAAATGTAACTAAGGAAAATACAAACAATGACAAGTTAGAAAATATTATCAGTGTTAATCAAACTAATGTTGAGATAATCAATAATGATTTCATTGGTATAAAAAATGCAATGGATAATAACTTGAAATTAAAAGCGTATTTGACTAATGCAAATAACAACTTTAATTCGTATGCTACGGGTGTAAATTCATTGGTAGAAACACATAATGGAAATATGGTAAAACAAAACTCGAATAATACAGAAATCATTGGTATGATTAATGAAGGTGAAGGAGGAGTAATTGCTGCTGGTGGTGTTATAGTTGGAATAGGATTCGGTTCATATGATAATAGTAAAACAATACCAGATTTCATGCGTGGCACACCATCTATGTTTTTGGATACTAGCATCAATCAGTTCAAGAAGATAAATATACCTTGGTATGGTTTATCTCAATATCTTGAAATTAATCCATCCACACAATGGCAAACTAATAGTTTCAATTCTAATTTTTGTAATATAGCAAGTCTATATTTGTACACTAACCGTTCTATCAAATATACTATATATACGAGAGCTAGTGATAGTTTTCAACTTGTATATAGTTTGGGAACACCAACTAGTGCACAATCAAAAGTTAGAAGAGAACCAATTCAGGCACCGAAATGGAAATTTAAAGTTAAAGGACAAATGGATAGAGATCAGGATTTTAGCGATGAGTCAGTGGTGCAGAAGGATGCAGGAGCTGGCGCTTACAATTTGTATGATGATATAGGACAAACTGTACTCGAAAAATTGAATGAATTAAGAGATGCTAAAATTGGTGAAGAAGAGGAAGAAATAGAGATTGAGGAAAAACAAAAATCTGGTTTAATTCATAGTATA